ACATTCAATTTTTCTGCATCTGTAATTAAATCTTTTGCTTTAAAAAGACAATGCGCAATTACTCCTAGTAATCCCGCTAACAAGTAAATTAAGTATTTTTCCATTTTTTATATTTATTTTAAATTAAGGGTAAACTTCTATTCTTATTGAATTACTAAATAATTTGTCGTCTGAATCTGTAAAAGGAACTGTGCTGTTGTCCTGTGTCCTAATAACGATCTGATTGTCGGTATTCCTGAACATTGCATAACTTGCGCTACTACTCGATGGCGTTATAGTGAAAAAAGTTTTTCCTGCTGGGAATGCCCCGCTTAAAGTTCCAAAGTAAAATCCGCTTGTACTTCTTGTCCAAACTATCGTTCCAACAGTATTGCTACCCAACACTGTTACTGTTGGCGCACTTGTTCCGGTTTGATTTATTAATGCGGTGTAAGTTTTAACACCTAAATTAGGCAATGTAGAGCTTGTAATTTTCTCTACGACTCCCGTAGCACTATTTCTAGTTACTATTTCGTAAGTTCCAACGCTTGTTGTCGGGGTTGCGCTAAGCGTTAATATACTTCTAATTATCGCAGTCCCGTCTACATCTAATTTATACCCTGCGTCTGGTGGACTACCTATAGACACATTTCCGTTTCTGTAAACATTTAGTAATGGTGTCGTATTATTTAAAACTTGCAAGGCTGCACCTGCGGTTGTAAGTGTTTGAATCGCATCCGAACCATTTTCGAATCCTGTTTTTAGGATTATATCAGCATCTCCAGTTCTGGTTGTGTTAGCATTCTGAATAGCCGTTATTAACATTCCTGTAAGAGTAGTTGAATTAGTTCTCGTTGTTATAGCTGGGACTGTTCCTCCTGCCCTTCCCCCGATTGACAACTCGCCATTTCCTACTGACGTGTATGGTGTAGTGACTCCAAAAGCTCGCTTTAAAATAGAGCCATTCACGTCTAGTGTGAATCCTTTGTCTTGCGTTGATACGTCTACCCCGGTAGCGTTAAGCAACACTTTTCCCGAAAATCTACTTATGCCACCAACTACTTCCAAAGTTGCATTATAGTCTACTCCTGCACCTATAACTGTTCTCCCAAGTAGATAACTTCTTCCTGAGACTATGCTTCCTAACCCAGTTATGCCACTGGTATGTTCAGCTCTAAAAGCTGGCGTATTAACATTTGTGCTACTCGTCCTAGCAGCTGACCCTACACCGTTTACCGAAATGCCTATAGAACCCCCGCTGTTAGTAGATTCGCTTTGAGATCCCCAATCGTCTCGACTTTTAAAAAATCCACCAAAATGACTCTTACTATCGCCTCTGATGCCTGCACCTGTTATACTTGTTCCCCATGCTCCGTGACTATGTTCAGCTACAAAATGGCCTCCATAAGCACTTCTAGCGTATATTGTATTAAATATCTGTCTGCCTGTATCAACATTTGCAGTTTCGGTCGTTGCTCCTTGATACGTAGTTCCTGTACCTATGGATGAATCAAAAACGAAAGAACCTCCTGATTCTGTTCTTGTTATAACCACCCAATAAGGAGTGCTCGTAGATATTGGTATTGTTACATTCTGAATTATAGCGTCAACGTCTGTATAAGTGCTAGATATATTATTAGCAAATATAGTACCCCCTCCACCAAAAGCTGTTCCTGGTACTCCTAAATTATCTGTGTACATTCGTACTACAACGGCACTTAAATCAGTCAAAGCTCCAGTCTTTTTCATTCTTAATCTTATCCCCTGTATGAATGAAGCCGAAGCAGTTGTGCTAAACTTTAAAGCCACTACGGTGTTAGATGGGGTGAAATCCGTACCAATTCCGCCACTTTGGCTTTCTATCACTGGAGCGGATACGCCTAATACAGATTCTCCAGACTGTCCGTAAAATTGCTCTCCGTTAGCCTTAGTGGTGGATTGACCAACCAAAGCCACACCTCCTGATGTCTGTGTTTTATTTACGGTTAAAGTTCCTATTTTTGTCTCATCTGTTGTTTTATGAATTACATCTGTATCATTTGATTTTAAATTCAAAGCTGTATTTAAAGCGTTTAAAGCGTCAGTAGAAGTAATTCCCGTAACCGAACTTTTATTAAGCACGCCATCTGTATTTACAGCTACAGGCACATCGTAATAAGAATTATACGCAGATCCGTAATAAACACCGAAAGTAACGCTTCCACCGCCCGTTCCTTCTTTGGCAGCCGAAAAATGATATCTCAGCCTTTCCCCTGAATTAATGTTTAAGTTTTGCGTTAAAATTCCAGTTACGTTTATATTGGTAATCGCCCCAGCTGTCAAATTTATAATTCCGCTGTCTAATATAGCAATTACTGTAACGCCTAAGTCCCCAACAGGTGCGCCTGATATTCCTGATGCTATAGGAGTGCCTCCGTTATTAGTTTTATACAATTCTATTGTGAACCTCTGCTGGGTTGCGTTTGGTGTTGGCGATGCGGATACGGTTAAATTTCCGCTGTAAGTACCTCCATAAGCAATAGTGTTAGTTGCAAACGATGCGCTAATAACATCTTTATTAAAATATCCTTTAGTATTATCGCCTAACACTAATGCAGAAGGCGATCCTGAAGGCGTAGATCCTTTACCTGAAAGACTGGAAGTAAAAAAAGTACCCGCTGTAACCGTTGTGTTGTCTGCTGTGAAATATACTCTTTGAGTATTTCCCGCAGTGGTTCCACTAATTTGACCTAATCGTGTATCTATTCCGGCTATCTGAGCGCCTAAAGTTTGAGAGGTTGCTGAGTAGTTAATTGGAGTATAAGGTATAGTGATGTTTACGGGCAGTATTTTTCCAAAAGTTCCGTCTGTACCTATCGTACTTATCCAGTCTGAAACAGAAGGAATTTGCAACTGTGCCGGATCAGATCTAAAACCATAATCCGAATAAGTTTCATTTCCGTTGCTTACCTGTGCCGTCATTGCAGACACCCATAGTAATAGTAATAATGTTAATTTTTTCATATATATTCGATGTATAAATAATTGTTTAATACTGGTATTTTAGTAATTGTGAGCACATCACCAGTCTGTGACCACTTGTTAGTTAAAGATCCATTGTTTGCTGTTATTCTGTATTGTTTTGAATGTGACAACCAAACATCTTTCACGATTGCACCGCCTGGTAAATCAAAGCTCTGCTGCCCTACAACGTAACCAACGGTAACACCTATGACCGCATCGAGTATTTTTAATTCATTTGATGTTGATAACGGAATCCATTCTCCGTTAATTCGCACAGAAGGAACTGCTGTTCCTGTATCTGTAACGTATTGGCTGTCGTTGTTGAACTCAGAAACATTGACTGGTTTGTTTTTAACAAAATCAGGTTCTAAATCATCCCCCTGACCCCAATCAGCCTGTACTTGACCTCCTTCAGTTAATCCTGCCAGCTTGTCTTTTTCTGCTTGCGTGAAATTAGTATCAGATAAACCTTTCCCGACTACTTTATCGACCTTATTGGTGTACAGTTCATTAAAATTTGACTCGGCCTTTATCTGTGAAACCCTGAGCGTATCGCCTGTGCCGTCGTTGGGAGAAGATCCGTAATTTATGTGCTGTTGAGCCATTAGTAAAAGTCGTTAAAATTAGTGCTTTCCTCTCCTTTTTTGCAAAAGTTCCATTCTGGTAGTGTGGATTTTTCCATGTAAGTACGGAAATTAGTTTCTACAGATATTGCTAAACTCTGATATTGCTCAGACAACGCAACGGTTTTTGTTGACGGTTGCCAAAATCCAGAAGTAGGAACTGTGTTTCCCTGATTTCCGACTTTAACCTCATTGAATAGAACAAAATAATGTGCTGAAAAAAACACGTGCATGTCGATTATGTACTTGTTGAAAATATTCAAATACTCACCTGTCAATGGTGTGTTAGTGGAAATATCAGTGTATATCTTATCATACAATAACTGACCCAAAATACGCACAATATCAGTAATTTGGGCGTAATATATTTTTTGCTCTATCGGATCATTATCTGTTCCGCTACTTATTGAAGTAGTAGCTTTGACCTGTTCTGCCGTGATGAATAATTTAGTTGTCATAGTTGAAGTTTTTATTTATTTTAGCTATTTTACCATCTTTGACTATGATCTCTACATTATTTTTATGAAATAGATTTTTACCTTCGCCTTTAGAAACTGCATCATCAACATTTTTATAATTATGCGCTTCCATAAATCTACGCCCTGGTAATTCGTGATTTGAAACACGGTACTCTATGCCGTCTTTTTCGAAATATACAGAACCTAAACTTTTAGAATCTCCGTATTTTCCTATGAATTCTTTTTTAAATTCACGACTTCCATTTTCGTAAATCTTAGAATCGCCAGCAATACTTAAGGCAGTTTCTAATGACGGATTTAAATTTTTGCCTTCATCTGTCTTTATCTTTCCAAGAGATAAACTTTGCCCTTCTTTAAAATTATCTGCTTCCGATTTTATTTGAGGTGCAGAATATGCTTTTTCATTATCACTACCTCCTTCTGGATTCCTTCCTGAACCTGGTCCTCCCATTTTTACAACAGACGTTTGATCTTCTTTAGGAGTTCCTAATAATTCCTTGGATTTCTGTTCGTCGAACCCAAATATGTACTGAAGCATTGCAATAGCTGATCCGTACGAAGTAGTTCCTGCAACATATGCCGCTTGTATTTCCAAAATAGAACTTACTCCACCTACCGAACCTCTTAGCGTTGCCTGTGCTTTTGCATTTTCTGCTTCAGCGTCAAAGTCCGCTACAGGAGTGCCTTCTATTTGTTCCTCTTCTCTAAATTCTTCAAAATCCACAAACTCTAATTTCACAGCAGGATCAATCAACTTAAACAAACCTGTCAAACCATCCAGAACGACTTTCCTTAATGGATTTATATTTCTTCTGTATAAATCCTTTGTTGCTATAATTCTTTCTTCCGCATTGCTAGAAAATCCAGAGGCATCACTTGATCCAGAATAAAGTATTTTAGGTACTGAATGACCAACAATAATTTTACGCTCACACTCTTCGGCAAAAAATACATTTTGTTGGTTCAGGTTAGGCGTTTCTACTTGGTCTATAGTAGTTGCTTCTAACGCATCAGAATTGTAAGAAACTACAACGTGGTGTTTTGGCGAACCTCCTGTATAATCTTTCTTTATTTGCTCAGCTTTTTGTTTTTTCACAGCCTCAGAAGCTCCACCTTGCTTACCTCCGTTGAAATTTATTACAGTTGTGATTTTGTTTTCGAACTGGAAATGTGTTTTTGTGTTTTGTCCAAGAAATCCTTCGGCAATACAATAGTTTATACAGGAAAAATAATCAGGTAGCGGATAATATTCACGCCCTACTTGGTAAGGTGCTGAAACAAAAATATAGTTTCCGTTTTTATTTTCTCCAGCTACCCATTTAGGGATTTCAATTGGTTTGTATTTTTGTATGTTTTTAAAATCACGGCAGTACCAATAGCTTTCTATTTCGCCATCATCATTCATTTTTGATGGAGCTACTGTATTTTTTGGGATATGTTTTATTGATTTTAATTCACCGCTTTTATAAATTAATTCCAGTGAGTATTCAGTAAATAAAGCTAAATCTTGACA